CAGTGATTGCAGTGTTAGTTGGTATCTTGGTTAAGGCTCAAGTTACACAGGTTTTCGAATAAGTCATATATGAAGTTATTTGACCGTACTGGCGGATACTGGATATTTTATACCAGTGCCATTTACCTTATCGGTAGCATGTGGAGTTGGATTGTTGGAGTACCTGCAATATGGTTGGCACCTGCTTATGTGATATGTTTGGCGATGCCCTTTTGGTTTCCTCCATTAGGGCGTTCAATGAATTTACTTGTAGATTGGGATCTTAGAATGTTTAACTGGTTTAAAAACTACAGAAAATCAGAAGGCTCTGTTGCAGAAGATATGGACAAAGTTATGAATGATTTAAACAATGTTGTCAAGTTTCCAGAACTCAAGGCAGCACCTCCTCCCATGCCAGAAGTTGAACAGCCTGCTAAGATTTTTTATAGGCTGGGACTAACTGATAACAATCGTCTTGCATTCAGTATGGGTTATAGTGAAATCACTATGAACAAGCAGGGTGTTCAAAATATGATCGATCAACTTGCGTTCTTTCAAAGTCAACTAGTGGATGATGAAGAATGACTAAGTTAACGATATATTTGGATATGGATGATGTAGTAGCAGACTGGCAGGGTCATGTTGAGCAAATGCTAGACTATAAGTTTGCCAAAGATGAACGCTTGCCAGATGGTAAGTGGCGTCGTCTCAAAGACAATCAACGATTGTATAGTGAACTGCCCTTACGAAAAGGTGCTTTGGAACTAGTGGAATGGGTTACTAACTATGCGGACAGTACAGGCGGACATGTTTTTTTTCTAAGTGCAATCCCTAAAGGTAATGATATGCCCTGGGCGCCTCAGGATAAAGTATTCTGGGCACAGCGTTACTTTCCACGTATCCCGGTATTTCTTGGACCCTATGCAACCCAAAAGTATATGCACTGTCGTAATCCCGGAGACATTCTAATCGATGATCGTGGCAGTAACTGCGAAGAATGGCGTGCTGCTGGTGGCCGTGCTCATCAATACAAAGAATGGCCCGAATGTAAACTTTGGCTAGAAGAAACTCTAGGAGAAAGAAAATGAGTGGACGTGGCGTAATAATGCAAGAGCCCGAACAGTTCTGCGAAATGTGCGGCAAGCTAGACGAATGCCGACCTTATGGTCCTAACAACGAGCAGATCTGTTTTGATTGTGCAATGAAGGATGACGAATCCAAAGCAATCGCAGAAAAGAAAATGGCAGCATATATCTTCGGTGAAGAAAGCGGTAATTAATCGTTGACAAACTAAAGGTATGGTTGTACAATAAAAACATCGCGCTATTAGCTAAGTGGCATAGCAGGAGCCTCTAAAACTCCGTAGCGTGGGTTCGATTCCCACATAGCGCACCAGATCAATGTAGTAAAGGACAGCGCGGTAAGAGTGGCGCCCGTGGCAAAGGGTAACTTGGATTCTCGTAGAGATGAGCGACATTAAATTGTGCCCAAGGTAGAGTATGCCTAAGTTACGATCACTCCTTCCGACAGTCGGGAAAAAGCGCAAACGCGAAAGCGGTCAGCAAAGGTTGGCAATGTATGATGTCTTGAAAAACACATACGAAACCGTTGTAAAGCTGGCAAGTGAGGAACCCTCGGGCCGCCCAAGACTGTTACTACAAAGAGCAGCGAGACTACTACAACCTCAGCGGTGTGCTATCGCAGCGAGCAATAACGCAACCTTGTAGTTGGCTTCCAGGAACTAGACTGGACATAGATTAACACACAGAAAGCAGTAAATGGACAAGTACAAACAAATCGGTAAGTTGGCAGAAGCAGCAGCATTGATCCAGGAAGTAATGAATGTCTGCGATCCAGAGTTTCATGACGCTCTTGAAGACATGCCGGATCGACTTGCAGATATCAGTGACGCAATCGAGGTGGCCTAATATGGGATGCTGGAATAAAACCTGCGGATTGAGTAACCTGTTTATCAACAGCGGCACTCCTGTATATGTATTCGTACTTGAGCGTAATAAAAAAGTCGATAGTCTTTGCTACTCTACTCCTTTCTACAGCCCATTGCTATTGCCTTTCGAAAGCGAGTACAACGACTACGGTGGTGGTGAAAATAGCAGTGGCCCAGCAATGACATTGATCATGGAAGCTATTAAAGAACAGCTGGTCGAAGTAGAAGTAGGTGATAATCAATATCACGACATTGCTGTTAAAAAGGCAGACTTCGACGAAGAATTATTCTTCGAAGCTATTCACGAAGATCGTTTAAAAGTACAACAACACTCTATGGCCGAACCTACTGATGTTGGCTTTGTAATGTTCCGCAAGGACGTTGTTGACGATATCATTGCAAACTGGAAGCGTGAAGAATATGTAGGTGACGGTAAAGGTACTACTGGTTGGGATAACAACTATATTATCTATGGCTTCAAAGACATTGTTGCAGACTTACCCGAATTTCTCGACAAGCTAGAAGAAAATCTAAGTGAAGATGAAGACGGTGGGTTGAACATGCGATTCTTTGGCGGCATCAAGGATCTCTTTAAGTATGGTGATCCTAACAAGGTTGGCAAATGGATGAGGGGTGATCATTATCGTTACTCAAAGATTCTAGACATTAGCGATGTTATTGTTAGTCTAATGCAAGAGGGTAAGCGTAAAGATGCACAGCTACTCTTGATTGAGCATTTGAAGGCCAAGTACATTGATGGATTTATGCACAGTACTCGTCGTGTTTGGATCCCAGGCGGTCACGAAGGCAGTCAAGATCAAGAGCATCACGGTTATCGCATAATGAACGCTGCTATTGCTAAAGTACTTGATGCTAAGAAAGCAGAGTTTGAACTAGAGAACGACGAAGAGTTTTCGGAGTTTTAAAATGTCCAAAGAAAAAGAATTATTTAAACTTTGCAAAAAGTTCATCGAAGAGCAAAACATTCACTGTGCAGAAACAGTTTATCAAAGTGATCGCGTTATTGAAAACGCATACGAGTTTATCGAAGACATCTGCAATATTGTAGGTTATAATGAGGAAGAGGAAGAATGAGAGTTCACTTGATTTTGCCTTTTATTGGTTTTCTTCTGAAGAAAGTATTTTCGGGAGTGTTCAGGATCCATAGGAGATATCGTGAAACTATGGAGGATAGCCCAGGGCTGGCTATGTTTGCCGGAACTATGTGCAGCGTAGGTTTTGTGATGGTTACAACATTTATCAGCATGATGGCTTTTCAAGAAATATCTCCTATCAAATATACTATTGTAACATCAGCAGTTGTTGCTTTTTCCTACGTCTGCTATATGTTTTTTAGTATGCAGTTCAAAAACTTCTTAGATGAAAGAAAAGAACTATTTGATATTATCAAGGATCGATAATGAGTTGCAAACACGAAAGAACTGTTAGTCGCTATGTTGAAGAAGAAAACTGGTACACAGGCGAAACAGAAGGTAATTGGGAATATACAACCGAAAACACCTATGTAGATATTGACCTACACAGATACAAGTGTACAATGTGTAATGAAGTATTTTATTACTCAGGACGTGCTCGAGACTACTATGAAAAAGGTATCAAGAGCGAATGGATTACAGGACTAGACAAATGAGATTAGAAGGAAGAAATGTTATGCGTGATGTAAAAATGGACAAAGCTGAATTGCTAAACATTGTTCGAGAGAACAAAGAAAAGCATATTCGTGAATACAACGAAGCTGTTGAGGACTATAAGAAAGCTGCTGTTAAGCTAGCTCAAGAAAATCTTGAACTTGCTAACACAGGCGACCTTGATAAGATTTCGAAGATCAAGTCTCTGCCTAGTAAGCCAACTAGTTACGAAGACAGCTATACTCGTGCTATTCGAATGTTGGAACTGAGTGTTGAATCAATTATTGAAATTGAAGAGCAAATCTTCAACCAACTAGTACTCGATGAGTGGCAATGGAAACATAACTTTGCAGTAGCATCTGCATTGTACAAAACAATTTAAAGATTTTAGTCATTTGACTAAAAAACCCGCCGTAAGGCATTATTATAAAGGCAATTTACAATGACGGTACTTAAACTTAAAGACTTGACAACTGCATCTCGGTCTACACTTTGGCGTCGAGCTAATCCAGCTCGATATCAGTTTCATCTGCGTTCGGCACAAGCTGATCGTAAAATTCATAACTTACCAAAAGCAGTTCGTACTGCACTCATGATATGTTTCCATAGTGCAAAGAAAAGTGCAACGGTTGATAATCGAGAGTTTAAGTTGACTAAAGACTTTTTGCAACGTCAATGGATTTTGCAAGAAGGTAAATGCAAAGTCAGTGGCATTCCTATGCAAACAGAATCTGGAACAGTTAAAGAGCGTAATAATCTGCGTGTAAGTATTGATCGAATTGATAATACCAAAGGTTATACTAAAAATAACATCCACTTAGTTATTTGGCAGGTGAATAATGCCAAGGGCGCAGATACTATGCAGTCAGTGTTTGATCTTGCAGTCGCAATTGTTAAGAACAATAATCTGACAGTATAAATAGATTGAGGGGGAAGGTCCCCCTCAATCACCAACACTCTTTAAAAACTATGCGTCTAGAGTGTACGCAGTAAAAAGGAGATACCATGATGTATCAATCAAAACTCGTTGCGAGTCTAAAAGCTAACGGCAAAATTCTTCGCGAATTTAAAGACACAATCTATATCCCCTTCGGCGCGGAATATAGCTTTCTAATCAAGAACTTAAACACAACTCGAGCACTGGTCAATATTTTTATTGATGGCGAAGATGTGATTGAAGGTGGACTTGTACTCAGTGCAGGACAAGAAGTTGATCTTGAGCGTTATGTAAAGAACGGCAACCTGTCAGCAGGTAATCGTTTTAAGTTCATTGAACGTACACAGGCAATCGAAGATGGTCCACGCGGTGCAAAGTTAGAGGACGGATTAGTTCGTATTGAGTTTCAATATGAAAAGCCTCGGCCTGTTATCAACGTCAACTCTATCTTCAATAACGATGGTATGATTTATCCACAAGGCGTTCGTACACCTTGGTACAGCACTAACGCTACTACTACAGGTGTTAGCGGCAGCTTGGGTAAAGATCGTTTCTCTGTAACCGCCAGTGGTGCTACTTACTCTGCTAACGTTGGCGGTGTGATGCGTGGTGTTGATTTTAGTAACGGCGAAGCAACTAGAGCCGCAGCCGCAGCCGCTATCGATACAATAGCCCCTCAGTCAATGAATGCACACGATGGTTCTGCTACAATGGACTGGAACGATGTAGGCATTACTGTTCCGGGAAGTAAGAGCACACAAAAGTTTACAACTGTAACTATGGGCGAAATGGAGGCTGAAAAGCATACCATTGTTCTAAAGCTATTGGGCGAAACTCCTGATAACAAACCTGTAATGAAACCAGTTACTGTTGAGCGTAAACCAAAATGTGTTACCTGCGGCAAGCAAAATAAAGCTCATGCTAAGTTTTGTGTCGAATGTGGCACAGCACTAGAGATTTTTGCATAATGGACTATATCCTCCGATACGAACTAACACCAGAAGACATCGAGTTTCTCAACACAACTTCGATGGATTATGAGTTGCACACTCCCGACAAGTTTTGTGTAGCTGATAGCGGATGGTGCGATTACAGTACCGGAGGATATATCGTTAGAAAAAACGACAGGGCAATCTTTAAGGACGTTAGTGATAGCAATCTAACGTTCCTAACTTTAAAGTTTGGTAACCGTCTAAAAGAGATGCATGACGGAATGAGAGAAATCTACAATGTGGCAGAACAACACAATGTAGGTCCTCTGACTGTAATAGACAGCGAAAGCGTGATTTAAAATGGACAAATAATCACTTTACAAGGTGATTATTTTTCTGTATAATAAATACATAGCAAGGAGATAGACTCCAAGCACATTTATACAAAGGATTTTTGTATGTCACAAAAAACATTCACCATCGACAAGTTCTATGTCTTGTCAGCAATCAACAAAGCAGGAAAGCGTGTCTACTACGACACTGATTCACATTCGGGCGGTTATCCCTACTGGAGCACTTTTACGGCTCACGCATGTTCTAAAAAGTTCGTTAAACTAGACGACATTCCTACATTCTCAAGCACTGACTATATGCGTCGTGATGTTAACAGCATCGAAGTACTAGAAGTCAAAATACAGGCCAAAGTAGTACAAACTACTGAAATCGTTTCAGAAGCCCGTGCAAAGGCCGAGGCAGAAATTGCTAAGATTCAAAAAGAACTAGCACAAAAAATCGCAAGACTGGAGAATGTAAAATGAAAAAATACGATACACTTGTCCTCATCGGACGCTTTCAGCCAATCCATAATGCTCATCTAGAGATTATCAAACGTAGCACAGCATTGTGCAACAAATTGATTATCATCATAGGTTCAGCTAATCAACCACGCACTTACAAGAATCCATTTGTAGTTGAAGAACGAGCACGTATGATTCGTGCTGCAACTAGTGGACTTGCATTACAAGTTACCATTGAAGCCAACACAGATACCATTTATAATGATCAAGCATGGGCGGTGCGTATCCAATCCATTGTGAACAAGCACACTCTTCCGGGTGAAAAGATTGCTGTCATTGGCCACAAGAAAGATGACAGCTCATTCTACTTGGACATGTTCCCCCAATGGGGTTACGAAAATGTGGAGGAAATCGAGCCACTGAGCGCGGTTAACATTCGTGACCTGTACTTCAAACGTGACTGCAATATGAAGTTCATTAAGGCTGTGGTTCCTGAAACTACTTATGACTTCCTTAACGAATTCAAAGACACTGCCGAATACGAACAAATCATTCGTGAGCGTGAGTTCTTGATTGAACACAATAAACAGTATGCCAGCTTGAAGTATCCTCCGATCTTCAGCACTGCTGATGCTGTGGTTATTTGCTCTGCTCACGTGTTGATGATCAAACGCCGTGCCGAGCCAGGTCGAGGCTTGTGGGCACTGCCAGGTGGTTATGTAAATGCTAATACTGACAAGAGTGTTGAAGACGCTGCTATTCGCGAACTCCGCGAAGAAACGATGATCAAAGTTCCTGCTCCAGTATTGCGTGGCAACATTGTTCGTAGTAAAGTATTTGATGCTATTGATCGTAGTCCGAGAGGGCGTATCATCACTCATGCGTTTTACATTCAATTACCCGACGGCGAACTGCCTAAAGTGAAAGGCAGCGACGATGCAGAGAAAGCACGTTGGGTCCCTATTGCAGAGGTCGAGAGCGAAGAGTGCTTCGAAGATCATTACGAAATTCTGAGTTCATTCCTCGGTGCTTGATAGAATCATAAATCCAGTCTTCTTATGTGGGGCTTTGTTAGTAATCGTATTTCTCAAGGATGAATAGTTGATGTTATTTTCTACACACCATAGTTTCAAACAATCAGTAGTAGTAATACCGCTGGGCGTTTGTATGGTGTATATGATGCCGTGGCCTTTGCCGGCTCTGGCTTTAGACATAGCATCCTTTGTTTCTTTACTTGCTGTTCTACCCTTGTTAGCATCGCCCATTCTTTTAGCCTTCAGTTTAGAGGCTTCGGATTGTTTTTCTGTGCGAGGCATTTTTCCAACACGAGACATATTGGATCGCATCTTTTCTGTTGCGGGTCGTTCTGCTCCAAGTTTCTTTAACTTCTCAATGTGTTCAGGAGAGTGCCTTTTGCCCGCCCAACCGTTAAATCCTTTGAAGGAACCTCCGTCTAATCCTGATTCTGGCTTGAAGTTCAACCAATCAGTTGATCCTGTTATATCCATTATGTCTGACATTACTACGGCAGTTTCTACCAAAGTTTCAATGTCAGTGAATAAACAATACCATAGTGTCAAAACTTTGTCTTTACCGTGGGCAGTGATATGACGACCCCAATGTATTCCGGACCCTGTGTATCGTTCAACATTCTTTTGGGTAGTTTTGCCAAAATAAAGTTTGCCCGTTTCTGTATGCTGTTTGATATACAGGTAAGTGGGCTTAAAGTTGTCTTTATGGAGTTGGGTAATAGTGTTCTTCATACATTTATTTATCCAATCACTACGACATTATACAACATTTGTAGTATTGACAGAATGGTAAAACGGTGCTATAATATACACATCAACAAAGAAAGTATCGTATGAACGAACGAATTAAACAACTTGCTGAACAGGCTACTATCAGGGGAGAAGAATATCTTCCTGGCAATGACGGTCATCCCACTCCAACATTTTACTTTGATAAAGAAAAGTTCGCCGAGTTGATTGTGCGGGAATGTTTGGGCATTGTTAAGTCAAATACTTACGGTCCAGCAGGAGAATACGATTATAGTTATTCGGATAAAAGTGCAGCAGCTGATGAACGAGCAGAAACCATTCATGAAGAGATCGCATATCATTTCGGAGTTGAAGAATGAAAATAATCAAATGCTGGGACATTCAAGTTTGGGATGGCGGTGATCGCCACAATCACAAATACTATGTCAAGACTAAAGAAGCCGCAGAGGCTTGGAAAGAAACAAACAAGTATGATGAAATCTACGAAAAAGAATTTGTCATCCTTGATGACTTAACCGAAGTCGAAGCATTTAAGAACGGCGAACTTCGTAAGCAAGCGTTAGCCAAACTTACTGATGCTGAAAAGGTTGTATTGGGCTTAAAATAACCCAAAACAAGTTGACGTTTACGGGTGTAGACGTTATACTATAAACAAGTCCAAGCGATAGACGCCTGGCATAACAAGTAAAGGAACTTTACCATGAAACTCGCAAAAAACATTATTCTCAACACCGACTCATATAAAGTGTCGATGTTCAAACAATACCCAGTAGGAACTACAGGTGTATATTCTTACATTGAATCCCGAGGCGGACGTTACGATCAGACTGTATTCTTCGGACTGCAAGCGTTCATTAAAGAGTACTTACTCGAGCCCATCACACAACAAGACATTGATGTGGCTGATGAAATCCTTACCCTACACGGTGAGCCTTTCAACCGAGCAGGATGGCAGTACATTCTTGACAAGCACAATGGATACCTCCCAGTTGTTATCCGAGCCGTCCCCGAAGGAACAGTTGTACCTGTCAAGCAGGTGCTTGCAACAATTGAAAACACAGATCCAGAATGCTTCTGGTTAACTACTTGGCTTGAAACAGCCCTGCTTCGTGCTGTATGGTACCCAACTACTGTGGCAACACAGAGTTACACAATCAAAAAAGTAATTCTTGACTATTTGGAGAAAACAGGTGACCCTTCCCTTATTGATTTTAAGTTGCACGATTTCGGTGCTCGTGGTGTTTCTAGCATGGAATCCGCCGGCATCGGTGGTGCGGCGCATCTCGTCAACTTCATGGGCACTGACACTATCACTGGTGTTCTGTATGCTCGTGAGTATTACAATGCTGGTATCGCAGGTTTCTCAATCCCAGCCGCAGAACACTCAACAATCACAAGTTGGGGTCGTGAAGGTGAAGTAGATGCTTACAGAAATATGCTCAATCAATTCGCCAAACCTGGT